CTAAAAGAAAGACTAAAGTCAGAAGGGGCATCAGAACTGCTGACAAATTGTCAGCAGTTGAAATTGAAGGCGGCTGACGGCAAGCGCCGTCTGACTGATAAGGCAAAAACTTTTGATGCGGGGGTTTGCGGGGGTAAATACCTATTATAATATCAATATGGAGTATTAGACCGACCCCCGAAGGGGCGGAGAAAAAACAAAAAAAGAAAAATTGAAAAGATTGTCAAAGTCCCCCCATAAAGGGGGATAAACTATCGCAATAAATAGATTACCGTTGCGGATTGAGGAGGTGTAACGTATGGCAAGCAGTAAGGAGCAGTATAGAGGCCAACCCCATTGTAGGCCAGGGCTTACAGACGAGCAGCGCCAGGCCGTCAAATTATGGGTATGGGGCGAGGAGCAGGAGGACGGCACCACCCATTACATGAGCGGGTACAAGGAGATCGCCGACCGGGTAGGAGTCAACAAAATAACTGTGTGGCGGTGGTTCCGGGAGTTCCCGGTGTTTCAAGCCGCGCTGGACAAGGAGCTGGCGGAGCGGGGCAAGGAGGATGATAAATTTTATCAAAGGATGCGTTCTCGTGCGCAAAAAGTCCTCGAAAAAAACCTAAATGCCCCCTATGCGCGGGATTCTACCGCCGCCGCCTTGGCTATTTTGAGCCGTTGTGGGGACGTTGACGGGGTGCGGGTAGAGGTCGCCCAGGCCGACGCTGATAGAGTGGTTAGAGGCGGTTTTGGGCGGTCTGGCGGTGATGTATAGCGTCTGCATAGTCTGCATATATCCGGCTCAAGTATTCGTTAAAGTGTAGTTTAACGAATAGTTATAAAGTAAAATGTATAAAGTGTTGTATAATACGGGGTTAGTACCTGCATACTGTGTATATATATACAAAAGTGCTGTTGAATAACCCCGTTTATACACCGCGAAAATGTATGTATATGCTGCATAATCGGAGGGGGGTGCCACGGGGGGTGGTTTTTATAGGGGGAACGCGCCAAACATATAGCTCCCCGCACATTTTTTCTCCCCCACAAAATGGACATTTACACAATTTGTGCCAAGTATAACGTTGACCCTAACGATGTGGTCTACTACTTCAAGCTGCGTAACGGTGAACCGCGCCTTATCCTCAAGGACGATTTCAACGATGTGTACGCCTGCACCCTCGATGAGAAAGCGAGAGTGCAGCTCATTTTCGGCGGACGCGGCTCCGGCAAATCGAACCACATTGTAAGGGAGATAGTAGCTGATACCTATAACGGCCATAATTGGCTTGTGTGCCGTTATTACAAGGTAGACTTAAGAACCTCTTGCTTCAATGAAATAATCTCTGTAATAGACGAATGGGGGCTTACAGACGAGTTTTCCGTTGACAAGTCCACCATGACTATTACCTGTTTGTATAATGGCCGTCAGATAATCTTCGGTGCGTTAGAGGAAACACGGAGATTGAAGTCATTGAAGCCAAAGAAGGGTATACTGACTGACATATTCATGGAAGAAGGCGACGAATGCCCCTCCTATGAGGCGTTTGAGGTTCTGGATAACTGTTTGAGAGGTATTGATAAGGACGCGAAGCTGAGAGGATTACCTCAACCGAACAAGAGGATAATAATGGCGTTCAACCCGTTCCCTGAAACGCACTGGCTTTATAAGGTCTTTTTTGAACCCTTGTGGCATCACCCCGATGTGAAGTCAATAGACGAACTGAAAGCTCTGACCCTGAAAGACAAGACCGCAAGAGGTGTAGTTGAAGGATCAGATGTTTTTATTTTGAAAACGACCTATGCCGACAACCGTTTTCTTACCGAGGAAGATATTCAGAAAAGGGAGCAATCCACCGGGCAAAGATTATGGGTAGATACGTTAGGGAATTTTGGCAGATTAGGTTCTACCGTGTTCGAGCGCGGAAAGCACTGGAATATTGCAGACCTGTCCGGCAGGGAATTTAGGAATATCCGTGTCGGCAGCGACTTCGGATATAATCACCCCTGCGCTTTCGTTAAGTGCTCTTTGGATAAGCATAACCACAAGATATATGTGTTTGATGAATTATTCGTGAACGAGGTCACTACCCGCCAATACGGGGAGCTGATATACAATAAGGCATTGGGCCATGTAGTGTACTGTGACGCCGCCGAGCCTGACCGTATCAAAGAGCTTAAAGAGATGGGTATCCATGCGGACAAATGCAAGAAGGGCAAAGCCAAGGGGGCGAAGTCCGCTATCACCCGAAGAATAGACTGGTTGCACGACTATGAAATAATAATCGACCAGAAATGTGTGAACCTGATAGGAGAGTTTAAGGTTTATCGGTGGAAAACAGATTCCGCCGGACAGAAGTTAGACATACCGGAGGACGCGGACAACCACGGCATAGACGCGCTTTCATATGCCCTGGGATATGATATATTTGCCGGTACTAAGCTTATCGGCGGAGGTAGGATACTGTGACAGAAATGATTTTAACGCGGGAAGAAGCCCGCAGGATAAACGGGGATAATATAAAAACCGTATTCGGCTGTGCGCTGGAGGATTCCATTCTAAAAAGGTGCGATATGTATAAGGAGTACGACTGCGTTGACCTGAATGGCATATATTCCCCTATCCCTAAATACGCGGTAGACATAGCCGCCGGGTACTTCATAGGCTCACCGTGCAAATATTACGTTCAGACGAATACGGTAGTCAAAAAGACTTCCGATGTTGCCGGGCGGCCTAAGATGCAGTTTGAGGACTTGCCCGATAAGAATCCGAGGGACGACGCATATTTGAACCGCTATCGTGCGATAATGCGCCGGAACCACGAGGACAAAGAGAATATGCGGCTTGCCACTTCCGCACTGATATGCGGCACGGCATACGAACGGATATACGCTTCTAAAAGGGACGGCCTGATAGCCCCAAAGTTCAAGCCCGTGGATCCCAGAAAAGCAATGCTGTTCCACGACCAGACCATAGACCGCAATCCCACGGCTTTTATCATTCGGGAAGAATATTTTTCGCTCGTGGACAATCGGAAGTATGAGACCTATGAACTGATTACGGATGACCGCTGGACAAAGTATATATTTGACGGCAACGTTCGGGAAGAACCCGCCACAGCTTCCGAAATGGCGCTGCTTAAGACCTGCGGCATACCCATTGTAGAATACCCCATGCCAAACAGAGAAGGGTATTTTGAAAAGGTTCTTCCGTTGGTTCACGCGAGAAACGCCATTCTGAACAACGTTTCCAACACGTTTAAATATAACGATGAGGCCATTCTTCTTATGATTGGCTACATGCAGCCCGAAACCGATGAGGACGAAGAAGAACTCCACGAAAGGCTGTCCAAATTCAAGACCTTATATCTGGGCGAGGATAATAAGGTCGAATGGCTGATAAAGAATGTTGACATACAATCCATTCAAGGGTACTTCGACATTCTGACTGGCGATATATACGCCTCTTTAGGCCAGACCAACCCCACGGAAATAGCCGAAGTGTATCAGAATATCCAGGCCGTCAGATACCAGAACTACGGTATGGATAACACGATAATAGCGTATGAGCGTAACTTTGAAAAAGGTCTGCTGGAAGGCAGGGCGCAGAAGATAACCGCGCTGATGAATGAGGGAACCGCCAACCACTATAATTGGGAAGTGTTAGATGTGGCGTTCGCAAGGAATATTCCTTCCTCTATGACGGACGAGGCGCAATTTATGACCCAAGTCAAGGGCTCCGGGCTACTTTCAGATAAGGACATTCTTGATATGGTGTCTTTCGTGGAGGATTCCGAGGCCGCCCATCAGCGGAAGCTTGAACAGGATAAGCAGGAGGCAAACGAAATAGCGGAGGCAATGAATGTACGAGTACGGGGACGAACGGGCGAAGAGCCTGAAAAAGACAATAACGAGGGCGTTTCTGAAAACTAAGGAAACGCTCTTTTATATTGATTCCAACACAAAGGTAATCGACCAGATAAATCTTCTGTACAGAAAAATCCTGAGATTATCCGAAGAAGCGTACTTGGATATAGCCAAGAAAGCATACGCAGACCATAACGGGCCGGATAGGATACTCGAAGCGTGGGTAATAGGTATTCTGGACGATTACGACCCTGTTGTTAAATATGTTTTCACAAAAGAACTGGAACGAAAGGGGGCAAGATTGGCTGAATCCATAATCGCAGATGCCGAGTACTCCGGCAAAGACCCCCCTACCGTCAATTATCCCCCTATAAAGCAGGATTTCACGCGGGGATTGAACTATGTGACATGGCAAACAGACCAATTCGCCATCACCGTTGAAGATAAGACCGTAATAAGGGCCTTTAAGGACAACGGTTATAAAAAAATCAAGTGGCACACACAGGACGATGAAAAAGTTTGCAAAGAGTGTGAAGAACGTAACGGAAAAATTTATCCAATAGACAAAATACCGACAAAACATCCTAATTGCCGGTGCTATTTTACGCCAGAGAAGGCATAAATCCCATTTTGTCAGAGAAGACATAAATCCCAAAGGAGAAAAAATGAAAATAGACATTACCAAAATGGAAGGCTATCGGGAAGATATGACCGCCGAGGAAAAGCTTGCGCTTTATTCATCTTATGAATTTACACCTGATTACACAGGATATGTAAAAAAAGATGTATTCGACAAAAAAGCCTCCGAGGCCGCCGAGCTGTCGAGGAACCTTAAATCCTATAAGGAGAAGGAAATGACGGACGAGCAGCGTAGGGCCGAAGCAGAAAAGGCCGCCAAGGACGCGGAGAACGAATACAAGACTAAGATTTGCAGTCTTGAAATAGGCAAGATATTTGCCGGAGCAGGGCTGAAAGAGGACGATTTTCCCGAAATGCCTACATTCACGGAGACGGATAAGGCTACGGCCTTTGCGAACTCCATCGTAAAACTTCTGTCCGCCAAGGTGATTGCGGCGGAGCAGAAAGCGAAAACTGACCTTCTGGGCGGCGGCACACCCCCTGCTTCCGGGGCAGAGGCGAACGAAGCCGCTCAACTCAAAGCGGAGTGGGCGGAAGCTGTCAAGTCGGGCAATATGCTGAAGCAAGTGCAGCTTATGACCCTCGCGCAATCTAAAAAAATAGACTTAACTTAAAGGAGAAAATATCATGGCAAACGCCCCTATAATGAGTTTTGCAGTACCTAACTATTCCGGCCTGCTCTACACCAAGAGCAACACCCAGACCCCGTTTATAAACCTTATAGCGGAGCCTCAGTACACCAATCACGTTCAGTTCGCGGTAGATCAGGAGTATTCCCTTGACACTCCCTCCCAGCCTGCCATATCCGAGCAGGCATCCATGACCGCGCCTGACACCAAGAAGATAACCCGTACCCAGCACACCAACGTGACCCAGATATACCAGAGGGCTTGCGAGATTTCCTATGCCAAGGAATCTAACATGGGTACTATGAGCGGTATCAACATAGCCGGTCAGCAGGCGAACCCCGGCGACGAGTGGAACTGGCAGATTTCCCGCCAGATGCTCAATATCGCCAACGATATAGAGTTCACTTCCTTGCAGGGCGAGTACAACGCCGCTACCACCGATGCTACCGTCAACAAGTCCCGTGGTATTCTTACCGCGCTGACCACCAACGTCATAGACGCGAAGGGCTCAGGTTCTACCGCTGCCGCACTGACCAAGGCCATGATAAAGTCACTGGTCAAGTCCATCTTCGACAACGGCGGCGACGTGAACGGCATGATACTGATGTGCAATTCCTTCCAGAAGGCGGCTATTTCCGCGCTGTATGAGGGTTCCATGCAGATGCCGGATTCCCGCATGGAGGCTGGTGTGAACGTGACCCGCCTTATCACCGACTTCGGCGATGTAGGCATAGTTCTTTCCCGCGCCATGCCCAAAGACCAGATACTTCTTTTCCGTCGTGATGTAGTGCATCTTGTAGAGCAGCCCACCCCCGGCAAGGGCAACTTCTTCTTTGAGGAACTGGCTAAGAACGGCGCGGGCAAGAAGGGTGAGATATTCGGACAGGTAGGTCTGAACTACGGCCCTGAATGGCTCCACGGCAAGATAACCAATCTTACCACTGAATAACCATGAAATTCTATCAGGGGAACAAAACGAGTATCCCCTTTGATGTGAAGGAAGATAAGGCCATAGCACAGTTTGTGCATGGCCTTTTTGAGACTTCCAACGAAGCGACGATAAGAAAGCTTATCGCCCTGGGATACGAACACGACGGAGAGTTTAAGGAAGAAGAACCCAAGCGGCGGGGCCGCCCTAAGAAGGAGGAATAAATGAATGAGGTAATGGTAAACAACGTAAAGCTTCAAACGGGTGCGCCGGACGGCGTTGTCTTGATGTTTTTGGAGCGGTATACCGCAGTAGCGTGTGCCATTACCCGCTACAAGGAGCCTCCGAAGTGGTTAGAACCCTATATAGAGGACGCGGCGGTAAAGGCGATAGGGAAGATGGGCGCAGAAGCCTTTAATTCCCAATCTGCGGCGGGAGTGTCCACTAACTATATAGATATTACCGAGAACCTTAAACAGGCCTTAAAAGGCAAAATGAACCCGTTAGGAGCGGTATATGAGAGCGAAGGATAAGAAGGACGTTTATGTGCTTGCCCCCATTAAGGAGACGGTGAACGGGCAGACTGTTGTTTCGGAGTGGGCCTTAGTCAGACGGTATAAACTTGTGGCTAACTCTGCCGGAAGCGCAGAGGATATAGCCATGTACGGCGAACGTATCAAGGAATATATCAAAATCTGCAAAGACCCCTCCGACGGGCCTGTTCAGATAGTCGAGGGTGACGGAATCTGCTTGAATGACCCGCAGGAAACGCCGAGCTATATTGTGGAATCCGTCAATTCCGCCCGTGGGTTCTCGACATATACGGCAAAGAAGTATGTTTAACGCCAAAGTTAAAGTCATAAAGAGGTTTGAAAGGCCGGATATTCAGTCTGCCATCCGAAAAGGGACAGAGAGCGGCGGTAAGGAAATGGCGGATATAGCTATCTCCATGGTTCGCGTTGATTCGGGGGAGTTGAAGGATTCGATAGAATTTACCATCTTCGATGAAAAAACAGGGGCCGTGAAGGGCAAAGTCCATACCGCAGCCATACCGCAGGCTATGACGCTGGAATACGGTACGGGTATTTATAACGAGTTGGGTTCTTCAGCAAAAATCCCGTGGTATGTCCATGAGAGCATGGCAGACCTGAGCAAGTACAACTTTGAGACCGTCCTAAGCAAGAAGGGACTGTTCTACAAGGTTTATGGCGCACACCCTCACCCCTATATGAAGCCCGCCTTTGATGCGGCAAAGGATTTTGTTGTTCAGTCCGTGGCGGACGAGATAAGGAAACTGCTATGACGAATATCTATAAGGACGCTCAGAAGTATCTTAACAAAAAACTTAAAGTTGAGGTTCAGCCGGAATCTGACGAGACCCCCGAAAGGTATCCTATCGTGACATTGAACATCACACAGGAGACATCGGTAAAATCCTTAGAGGGCGAAGCACTTCCCGCCACCTCAATAAGATGTGGTGTGTGGGGCGAGACCTACATAAGCACCAAGGGATTTACAGGCGTTCTCGATTTGGCTGACAAACTCCACACCGCAATGCTGGAAAAACACTATATCAAGACACGCTCGACAGAGCCGTACCGCGACGCAAACGGGAAATGGCACGTCAACGTAGTCTATTTCAAGAAAACAAAAACGTTCTAAAGGAGAGAAAATATGGCACAGTATCAGGCATCCGTAGGCCAGCGCGTATTTTATGATACCGCTTACACTATGGCAAACAAGACCGAGATAGCCGGTCTTACCCAGACCCCCGATAAGGGCGGTTCGCCCTCCGAGGTTTCCGTAAACATTATATCTGAATATTTCGTGCGTAACCTTGCCGGTCAGCAGGAAATGCCCGTATTCGAGTATTCCTTTGTTCCCGACTTCACCGCCGAGACCGGCAATATGGCGAAGATGGGACTTCTGGTCGGTGATGTTATCTGGATTTACGAAGAGTACGAAATCCCTTCCGATGCTACCAAGCTCGGCACCGGTATTCTTTACAAGGGCAAGGTCGTATCCATGTACGCAGGCGGACAGCAGGCGAACAACGCCCAGACGGGCGCATTCTCCGTCAACCTTGTCGGCGATTCCGTATATATCGCATTCCAGGGCGAAACGACTTCCTATGTTGACCTGTTCAACGGCGAATCCGTGACCACCCCCGCATAAAGGAGAGTAGTATGAATATCGGTGAATTTGAACTTAAAGCCTCCTGCAAGGCTTATTGCGACCTCAAACAGAAAATAGGCGCTCCTAATCTCAAAGTAAAGTTCCTCACCGCTTACGAGCAAGGCGATTTGGATTTCTTTGCAGATGTGGTAATGTCGTTTGCAAACCCCAAGCCCAAGAATAAGCAGGCCGTGTTCGATGAGTTTGATAAGCTCATGGAGCAGGGTACTTACATGGAGGACATCTATACCGAGCTGGTGAACTTCGCTTACGGTATGGGTTTTTTCGGTCGTGTAGACCTGAAAGGGCAGAGCATTCAGGACTATATGAGAGAGCCCTTAAACAAGTTGGATATGTCGGCGGCAATGACCGAGGCGATAACGGCGGCGGCGGCGGACGTGGCAAAGAGCGTCGTTCGCTAAGAGAGCAGTTCGAGGACGTTAAGAAAAACATAGAAAAGGACTTCACCGATATAATCTACGATTTGCTCAAACGTGCAAGCATGGCGGGAATGCTCCCAAACCAGTTTTGGGAGCATGAACCCGCCGATATTGTAGACTATATCGAAGCCCGCGAGGAAAACCAGTGCAGGGAAATGTACTATTCAAGCGTGCTGGTATCAAGGTTTATTGCCGCCAACATAAGCAATATGTTCTCCAAGACTAAGCACGATTTGCCGAAGTACGAAGAACTGTTTGTTCCTGCGTCGTGGGAGCGGAGCCTTGACAACAGGATAGACGAAATAAGAAATAAATTCGGAGGATATGTCCGTGGTCGTTGAAGAATTACAAATTTTAGTCGGTTGTGATGCTTCAACCGCCGAGAAGGTCTTGACCGAGCTGGAAACCAGACTTAACCGATTTGTAAAGCAGTCGGCAAGCAGTATGCAGAACGCGAAGGCCATACGCGCACAAGCCGCAGCGGAAAGGGAAGCGCTTAAAACCGAAGCCGCAAGGGTGAAGTACGCGAACGATATAGCCAAGTCAAACCTTGCGCTTGAAGCCGCGCAGCGGAAAGCCGCACAGGCAGCCGAAAAGCTCAATGAAAAGACGCGCAAAATATCCGCCAGCGCAAGCGAACAGAGCAATGCGTTTGAACAGATGGCGGACGGGCAATGTGAATCCTTAAATAAGGTTGCAGAGACCGCCGAGGAAGTAGAGCGCAGATTAGACGAGGCGATGAGCAAGGTTCCTGCCGGATTCGGGACGAACGCCTATAAGGGACGTAACCCGGAAGCCGAAGCGGAAGCTTTAGTACCGAAGGAAGCCCAGCCCGTAAGCCGTGACTTAGCGGAAAAGTTTGTTAAGGAAGCGAATACTGCCGAGCTGTTCAACATGAAGCTCGATGAGCTTTATAATAAACTGCAAAGGCTCTTAGGCATGGAAGAAAAGCTATCCGAGGGCGGCGGCACAGGGCAGGGGCTTGAACGTGTCCGAGGGCAAATCCTGTCTGTGACCGGGCAGATACAGAAGATGAAAGAAAAGGCCAAGGAAGCCGAGGCAGAAATAGGCAATAGCGGAGGCGGATTTTCTAAACTGGTAGAGAAGGCAAAAGAAGCAGCCAAGAAAGGCGCAAATGCGTTTACTAAAATGAGCTCTTCCATTAAGAAGTCTTTTAGTAAACTGCCGTCCATAGCAAAAAGCGCGACAAGCAAAACACACGGGTTCTTTTCAAAATTAGGTAAAGCAGTCGGTAAAATCCTATCGCGAATGATTATATGGCGAAGCATAAACGCCGTGATAATGGGTGTGCAGGAAGGGTTTAAGAATATGGCGCAGGCCTCTCAAAAGGCTAATGCTACATTATCAGATCTTCAGAGCGGATTTACTTATGCAAAGAACTCTATCGCAAGCGCATTCCTGCCCGCGTTGCAAGCCATTATGCCCGTCATAACAAAAGTCACGATGGCAATAGCTAACCTGTTCAATATGATAGGCGCGATGTTTGCAAAGCTAAGAGGGCAAAGCACTTTCACAAAAGCCGCTTATGTCCAGCAGGATTACGCTAAATCCCTCAATAAATCCAACAAGGCCGCAAAAGAACTAAAAGGTACTCTTGCGGGATTTGACCAGATAAACCTTATCCAGCAGCAAAAGGACAGCGGCGGTGGTGGCGCCGGAGATATCGGTAAGATGTTTGAGGAAACCGATATAGCCGATATTCTCCCGACTGATATAGCAAAATGGATAGACAAACTTAAAGCTGCTATTGCCGCAGGTGATTGGTATGGTGTAGGTCAGATAATCGCCCAAGGCATGAATAAAGGTATGTCTATTCTGGATAACTGGATAAACAATAACCTGCGGCCTAAGGGTGTAGAAATAATGAAGGCCATTACGGACGGTATGAATGGCTTTATAGCTGATTTTGACTGGTCTTTGATGGGCAAAACCATAGCGGACGGCATGAACGCCATAACCGATATTCTATATACATTCTGGTCGCAAACCGATTGGGCCGGATTAGGGCAGGGGTTAGGAAATGCTATAAACGCATGGGTAGAGAACCTTGATGTGGCACTCATAGCGGAAATGCTTAATGCTAAGTTCCGCGGCCTGTTTGACGTTGCCATTCAGACGCTTGAAACGGTGAATTGGCAGGAATTGGGCGACAAGGTAGCACAATTCATAGGAACCATAGACTGGAGCGGGCTGGTGGATAAGCTCTTTGAAGGCATCGGAGCGGCTCTCGGCGGCCTTACGGCGTTCTTTGTCGGGCTGATAGAACCTGCATGGCAAAGCGTTACGGAGTGGTGGAGGGGCATTATGGAACAAGCTGGAGGCAATGTTGTTGCTGGCCTGTTCTTGGGTATCATAGATGCTCTCGTCAATATCGGCACATGGATATATGAGCATATATGCAGGCCGTTCATCGAAGGGTTCAAAAGGGCATTTGGCATTCACTCTCCCTCTACCGTAATGGCGGAACAGGGCGGATATGTTATTCAAGGTATGCTTGAAGGTATTAAAAATGTTCTTGCCACAATCGGCGCATGGGTAGTAACCAATATCTTCACCCCCGTAATGAATGCGATTAAGAGCGCGTTCGGCATAGTGGGCGGCGCGGCTAACAAGCTCAAGGAAGTTGGTTCCGCTATTATAGACGGTATCAAGCAGGGCATAAATAACGCCTGGACTTCATTCAAAAATTGGGTAACAGACAAGTTCAGAAGCGTTATAGATGCCGCAAAGAGCGTATTCGGCATTCACTCTCCTTCAAAGGTATTCGCCGGAATAGGCGGAAACATTATGGCGGGCATGACGCAAGGTATCCAGCGCGGAAAGGCCGCTGCCGTGCGGTCTATGGCGGATATTTCTAAATCTTTGCAGGGCGCATTGAGTGTTGATACGAGCATAGGAGTTCCCGCTTTTGCAAAGGGCGGTCTGGTGTATGGTGACACATTGGCGCAGGTGGGCGAATACGCCAACGCCAAGAATAATCCCGAAGTCATAGCCCCCCTTGATAAGCTGCAATCCATAATGGGCGGGCTGAACGATAAGGATACCCAAACCATCATAGCCCTGCTCAAGAGAATAGCGGATAAGGACGTGGAGATAGCACTGTATCCCTCTGCGAAGCTGGGCAGGATAGTCAATCAATCGGTCAATATGAACAATATTGCCATAGGTAACGTGTGATGTATAGATATGATATAGGCTTAAAGGTGGGGAGCTATACGCTCCCCGACCCCTCTAAACTGAATATGACGCTCGCCGACCTTGACACGGAGGCTGAAAGAGACGCTTCCGGCACACTCAACCGAACAATGGTAGCGCAGAAGCTGACCGTTGAATTGTCGTGGGACGTGCTGACATGGGAACTGTGCTCGGCGATATTACAGGCTGTCGATTCCGACAGCTTTCCTTTTACCTGTCCGAACCCTAAGACCCTTGCGGGTAACTATTCCGGCACGTTTTATGTAGGCGACAGGAAAGAAGAAATTATCTGGTTCCCCGAAGGTGACAAGAACAAGGCGTATATTTCTTTGAGCATGACGGTAATAGAGTATTGACACTTCCCCCTAAAGGCGTAATAATAAAATTACATATCTTTAGGGGGTTTTGTTATGGCGAACTATGTTACTGTTGCAAGCGATAAGAGCAAAATTGTACTGCTTATAATCTGGTTCTTGTGTGGATTTGGGATTCTGCCGGTTTACTACTGGTATGTAGGGCGCAGAATGGGGCTGTTTAGGCTTATTACAGGGAACTACTTTATGATTGGAGCTATCAGCGATTTAATCAAAATTATTACCGGCTCATTTCGTGATAATGTGGGAGCGCCAGTAAGAAAATAAACTCCGTGACACCTTCGGGTGTCTTTTTTATTGGAGGCAAAATGTACACAGTAAGCACAGGCTTTCGTAACGCCGTAATGTCGGGCAAGCCCCAAAAGCTAAAGCTGACATTCGGCGAAAATCAGATAGCGGAACAAAACCTCTCTATCTCCGGCTTGACCTATTCAAGCATGGCTTTCGAGGACGAAGAACTGACGATAGGCGCGGCCTGTTCCGCAGAACTGGGGATAGAACTCCTTAACTTTGACGGGGGGCTGTCCTCTTTTAACTTTGACGGCACGGAGTTCACCGCCTCGATAGGCGTACTCGTGGGGGAAGAATACGAATATGTTCCTCTGGGCGTGTTTATCTCCGAAAAGCCCGACAAACTTAAACCTAAAAAAATAAGCATCACCGCCCATGACAGAATGGTAAAGTTCGATGTGAGCGCAGATGCTTTTCTTAATTCTCTTTCGTACCCGACTACACTAAAAAATATTTTTACATCGCTTTGCGCTCATGTCGGCGTACCTGCTTCAATAGCAGACTTCCCCAATTCGGGGAAAACCTTTGATTCGCCGCTGTTCAGGACGCAAGATGTTCTATGCCGGGAAGTTCTTCAATGGATAGCCGAGGCGGCGTGTTCCTTTGCCCGCATATCCCGAAGCGGAGTATGTGAACTGGCGTGGTTCGCCAATACCAATGTCACCTTTAATAAGACCGCCAATTCCGCGGATTATTATAACGCCGTGGTATCGGAGTATCAGGTAGCCAAGATAGACAAATTACAAGTAGCCGCGTCCGAAAAGGACATAGGCGTAATAGTCGGCACGGGGACGAACGCTTATCAGATAATAGACTGCCCTATGCTGTACGGCTATACCGATGCACAGATAAGACCTTATGCACAGGTTATCTACAACCGCTTGAACTCCTTTGCGGCGTTTACGCCTGTCGAGCTGGACGCCAAGGGCGATTGGTCTTTGGAAGCGGGCGACATGATAAAGGTAGTCACGGACGATGGGGCTTATACCTTCCCCATTTACCGCATTGACTTGACCTTTAAGGGCCGGGCAAGGATACAGTACATAAGCTCCGGCTCCCCCTCACGCCCCGCCATAAGCGCGGAGAACCGCCGGACGCTCATAGCCGGACGCGCAGCCCATGAAATAGAAATGACCGTTGAGGGCATGAAGCAGACGGTCACACGGGTAGCTTTCCTGACCCCTGTTGAATCCGACACCGACCCATCTTTAGGGTGGAACGATGACCAGAAAACCGCGAACACGGGGTATCAATGGTACAACGATGGCAAGATAAAGGTATGGACGGGTTCCGCGTGGCAGACTGTCATCTCCCCTAAATACAATCAGACCGCCACGCCTACGGGCGCAAAGGAGGGCGAATACTGGTACAATCCCTCGACAAAGGAAATAAAGCGTTACACGGGTTCGGCGTGGGTGGTAGATAACACCGTATGTATGCCTACCACATGGACGCAGAGTATGCAGACACAGCTTGAAATAACCGCCGAGGGGTTATCGAGCACTGTCACCAAGGACAATATTATTTCCACCATAAATCAAAGCTCGGAAGCGGTATCAATAAGCGCGTCAAAGATAAACCTTAACGGCGTTGTCACGGCGAACAACAACTTCAAGATAGACACCAACGGCAAGATGACGTGCGTAAACGCCACCATAAGCGGCTCAGTGACCACCGGCAACCTTAAGGCATCAGGCGGTACGATTGCGGGGTTTACCATAAACGGAAACAATCTTACGGGTAACGGTGTCACCTTGTATGGCAATACATACGGAAAACTGACCTTGGGAGCCGTGGATATAGAGGGATATACCGGGCTATCAGTGAAAGGTAATCTATATGCTGAAGGTAACTTAACGACTGATAACAGATTCTTTATGACATCCCCACCAAGCGCAAGCGGCAGTGCCAATACTCGATTAGTTTCATATTCGGGTGGCGGTGGATACTCTTTAGGTATGGTTTCATCTTCCATACGATATAAAAAGGAGATACACGATATCAGGGAGTATGACAGCGTAAGTGACAGAATAGACCGTGTGAGAGCGGTCACATATACTCCTAAAAGCGGCTTAGACAAAGGCCGCTATTTTTACGGCTTTATCGCCGAGGAGCTTGAAACGGAATTTCCGTGGCTGGTAGATTACCAAACTGACAAAGGAACGCGGGAGGTAATAGCTGAATCGGTGGAATACGACCGCGTTCCGGCTATTCTGTGGGCTGACGCACAGGCTACACATAGCCTGCTTAGACAACTTGACGAAAGGATAAAGAGGTTAGAACAATGACAGACGAACAGAAAGCCGTTATACAAGCGATAATACGCACACTTAATACTTCTATACCCGTTGTAGCGAAAGCGGACTTAGACGCGAAATTAGGCTGTATTCTGGCCTTAGAAAAACTTGCGGAGGACGAACAATGCACAGAATAACGGTTGACGGAAAGTATCTTCTCACCACCCCTATACAGTCCCTTGTTATCGAGGGTGAAAGTCTGGCGGATACCGTCACTATCAGCATACCCTTAGATGCCCGTGATGTAGACCTTGCCGCCGCAGGGTTCACCATAAAGGCGTACTGGCCCATGGACGGCACGGAAGCAAGGTATGTGCTGTATAAAGATGTGGGGGAAGATATAACCCTTACATGGCATATCACGCCGCTGTTTACGGGCAAGCGGGGCATGATGAACCTCACACTTTTAGCCACTCTGGCGAACGATGAGAAGAACATCATAGCCAAGTGGACGGGAACGCGGCCCATTGAGATAATAGCCGACCTTCCCGGTTCCAACCTTCCTACCCCCGGCGTGGCGGAGCAGCTTCTTGCCGAGGTGCAGGACTTAGTATCCCAGGCGTTAGGCGCGACAGGCCCCACGGGGCCGCAGGGTGAGGTAGGCCCCACAGGCCCCCAAGGCCCGCAGGGTGTACAAGGCCCCGCAGGAATACAAGGCCCCAAGGGCGAACAGGGCGCGGTAGGCCCCAAGGGCGAACAAGGTATACAAGGCTTGCAAGGCCCCCGTGGTGAGCAAGGCCCTGTCGGCCCGCAAGGCCCGGAGGGCAAGAGAGGCTTGCAGGGCGACGCTGGCCCCGTCGGCCCCCAAGGCCCCGAAGGTAAGAAGGGCGATAAAGGCGACCCAGGAGCCGCAGGAGAAACGGGCCCCACTGGCCCCAAGGGTGAGCAGGGTATCCAAGGCCCTAAAGGCGACCCCGGAGACAAGGGAGACACGGGCCCCAAGGGCGATATGGGAGCCACAGGCGAACGAGGCCCCGCAGGAGCGCACTTTACGCCCTCTGTGACCGCTGACGGCGATTTATCGTGGAGTAATGACGGCGGGCTGGATAACCCCGCCACAGTCAATATAAGGGGGCCACAGGGCGCACAGGGAGCTAAGGGCGACACGGGCGAAGGATTTGCCGTGTTGGGCTATTACGCTTCCCTCTCCGCATTACAAGCCGGAGTATCTAACCCCTCCGCTGGCGACGCTTACGGCGTGGGCGCGGGCGAACCGTATGATATATATATCTGGGACGGCGTAAATTCCAAGTGGGTAAACAACGGCCCCTTGCAGGGCGCAAAAGGTGAACAAGGCCCCACTGGCCCTAAAGGCGATACGGGCCCCAAGGGCGACCCCGGCGCGAAGGGTGACACGGGAGCCAAGGGAGAACAAGGCCCCACGGGCGAAGCCGCCGGATTCGGCACACCCACTGCCACGGCGACCACCCTTGACGCGGGAACCCCCGCTACTGTAGAGGTGACAGCTTCCGGCGCAGATACCGCAAAAGTGTTCACCTTTAAGTTCGGCGTTCCCAAAGGTGAGCAGGGTATACAAGGGCTTATAGGCAACCCCGGAGACAAGGGAGAACGAGGCCCCGCAGGAGCGCACTTTACGCCCTCTGTGACCGCTGACGGCGATTTATCGTGGAGTAATGACGGCGGGCTGGAAAACCCCGCCACAATCAATATACGGGGGCCACAGGGCGAACAGGGTATACAGGGCGAACAGGGTATCCAAGGCCCCGAAGGCCCGCAGGGCATACAAGGCGAGCAAGGCATACAAGGAGAGCAGGGAGCCAAGGGTGACCCCGGAGCGAAGGGCGACCCCGGCGCAAAAGGCGACCCCGGCACAGCCGCAGGATTCGGCACGCCCACTGCCACAGCAAACACCCTCACCGCCGGAGCCGCCGCCACCGTAAAGGTAACGGCAAGCGGCGCGGACACCGCAAAGGTATTTGATTTTGAGTTCGGCATCCCACAGGGCGAAAAAGGCGCGACAGGCGAAAAAGGCGCGACAGGTGAAAAAGGTGCGCAAGGCGACCCCGGCGCGAAGGGCGATACGGGTGAGCAAGGCCCGCAGGGTATCCAAGGGCCCAAGGGCGCGGACGGCGCGAAGGGCGACACAGGCCCGTATTTTACTCCCGCTGTCTCTGCCGAGGGTGTGCTCTCGTGGTCAAATAACGGCGGACTGGATAACCCCGCAAGTACCAGCATCAAAGGCCCGCAGGGGGAAAAGGGCGACACGGGCGCGCAGGGAGCACAGGGAACACAGGGCGAACAGGGCCCCGCTGGCCCTAACGAGATAACCGCCGACACCGCGACCAGCATTAACGGCCTGCTCAAGGGCGCAGGCGGCAAGGTAGCGCAGGCCATAGGCGGCGTGGACTACCTGAATGCGCCCGCCCTCGCTTCCTCCCTCCCCGCCAGCGGCACGGCGCTGACGGCAAACACCATATATAACGTATCCTCTCCTGTGGGTACATACGTGTTTACCCCGCCTGCATCCGGCTGGGCGCACGGCACATTCAGCACGGCGGCCTCGGTTGCGGTGTCGTTTGTGAGCGGGGCGAACTATTTAGGCGAGGCCCCGGCAATAGAGGCGAGTAAGACTTACGAATTTGACGTATACAACGGCGTGTGGGCGGTACAGGAGGTTGTGAGCGCATGATACCATTGCAGTTTGCTTTACGGCGTAGAATGATGATGGCAGGGGGCGGTGCTTTTGAGTTTACCTACACAGGCCAATTTACAGACAAGATAGAAGGCTCAAAGCGCATTATAAAACTTACATCTTCTGGTACACTGAATGTTAGCGGTTCGGTTGTGGCTGTTCTTTACTTGTTGGCTGGCGGTGGTGGAGCGCAATATGACACGGGTTACGAAAATGTAATGTCGGGCGGCGGTGGCGGAAACTTAACGGTCAATGACTTTATGCTGAGCGATGGCACATATAACCTCGTGATAGGCAAAGGAGGCGGTGGGTGTGCTGGTCAGTATACTAACGGTAAATGTAGCGGTGATGGAGGCGATACCACGGGATTCGGCTACACTTGTACTGGCGGCACAGGGGGAGGCGAAAACTTCTATACTCCTTATGGCGGCACTGGCGGTAAGCCGAACGGAGGAAATGGAAGTACACCTGGACAAGGAGTGTTAAGAGCTGTTGCAGGAGGAAAACCTAATGGTGGCTCAATTAGTAATCCAATACAAGCAAATTCTGGCGGCGATGGCTATATCACACTTACGATACCAATATAAAAAAAGGAGCACACAATGCTAAACACAAACTATGCCAAACTGGTGGGGGAGTATCCCGAATATTTACGCCTGCCGGTTGAGTTGAAGTCGCCGCTTATAATCAACGGTGTGACGCACCCCGCAGGGGCGCACCTCTCCACCAATGACGATGCGGCAATAAAGGAGCTGGGCTATAAGCCCGTGACCCGTTCCCCCATGCCCTCAAAGGAGGGCTTTTATTATACCGAGAGCTGGGAGGACAGCGGCGAAGCGATAGTCCAGAGCTGGACGGAGCATGAGGCGCAGGCCACCACGCAGGACTATATAGACGCGCTTGCGGAGCTGGGGGTGAATGTAAATGACGCGCAGTGAACTTATGGCGCTGGTAGCCGTGCGTAAAGCGGAAATCGAGGCACACGAGACCGACCTTGTAGAGGTGCTGACGGCGGCGCGGGCGGGGCTTACCCCCACCCCTACCCAGGGCGCACCGTGGGACGCTGAGACCCGCTATATCGCCGGAGATACCGTGGAGGGTGGGTATGTCGCCCTCAAATACAGCCGCAACAAACCACCTGCTGAAAACCTCGGCACATATTGGGCGGTGCAGACCGTGACCTATCCCGCGTGGGGCGACATCGAGGACGGCACGGTGATTGAGGAAAACACCGTAGTAACCTACAACGGCAAAACGTGGCAATGCACCGAGCAGCACATCAAGTCCACCGTCTACAAGCCCAAGGTGGGCAGCTCCAAATGGAGCGAATATGCGGAATAAGGAGCCGCACGGCTCTTTTTTCATAATCAAAAAACAAAGAAAGGAAAAAAATCAAAATGAAAAAACTCACTTGTATCCTCGCGGTTATGCTCATGCTGTGCCTTTGCACCATAGCCTATGCCGCAGACCCCGTAACTCTGGATATAACCGCGCTGGACTACCAGACCGGCAAGGCGGTATCCAAAACCTATGTTAATAATGAGCTATTTTTACTCAAAGTGGGCTTGGGCATACCTCGTTTTTGCGACCTGACCGACATGGAGCTTATTGTAGAGCTGGACGGCGTAAAGCTGGACACAAACGACCTGAGATTGGAGGCTGGCACATATTACCTGAGCGGCATAGTTACCGACCAGCCCGCCGCCCTCCGTATAACCGTCAAAGACATGGCATACGAAAACGCCACCACGGCAGAAGAACTCTACAACGCCATGCAGAAAAACAGGACTGTAAGCAAAACCTACTATTTTAACGCCGCACAGCCCGCCGAACAGCCCATTGCAAAAAATCCCGTGGTGATACCCAAGACCGGCGATATATCTATTATAGCCTTTGCCGTCCCCCTCTCCCTGATAGGCTTTGGCCTCTTTGTGGCGGGTAAACGCAGATGAGCAGAGTAACAGGCTTCATAGAATACCTCGAAAGTCATGTCGGGGATATGTACGTCTGGGGTGCGCAGGGGCAGCAGGTTGACAGCATGAGCGACCCCTACGCATGGATAGAACGGCGCGAAACCAGCGACACGAATTACAACCGCGCCGTGAAATTCATGGAGAAGGCCGAAAAACGGCCTCTCTACGCATTCGACTGTTCTGGCCTCATCGTACACTACATCAGCGACATAAGGCACTGGATGAAGGGCGACACCAACGCCCAGGGGCTTTACCGTATGTGCGGCGAAAACAGGGGCTACGCCGGGAAAACCGCCATGTGTGCGGGCGACCTCGTATTCAAGTACAGCGAAAGCAGCAAGAAAATGGTTCACGTTGGCGTATATGTCGGCGACGGCTACACCATAGAGGCGAAAGGCCGCGACGATGGCGTATGCAAGCGCAAGCTGTCCGATGGCAACTGGACGCACTGGGGGCGGCTTGCCATGCTCCAGCAGGAGGAAGAAAAGGAGGAGGTAAAGGCGCGGAAGATCATAACCCTGACGAGCCCCATGATGCGGGGAGACGACATCAAAGCCTTGCAAACCGCCCTCAACGCTCTGGGCTATGACGCCGGCGATCCTGACGGCATAGCGGGCAAAAACACCATTGCGGCCATACAGCGGTTTGCACAGGCACACAGCATGGCACCGACAGAGCTGCCGGGCATATTGCAGGCTACCGTATCCGTGGACGGCAAAATCTATGTAGGCACATTAAAAAAATAAGGAGGAGCACCCATGACCAAAGAATGGATATGGGCAATAGTCACAGGCTTGAGCGGCATTTTGCTGGGCTGGCTGGCTCACATAAAGACCGCACGGAAGGACGCGGTTGATGCGGCTACACACGACACCGCCATTGACACCGCGCTTAAATCGGACGTGGACTACATCAAGCGCGGCGTGGACGATATCAAACTCGACATGCGGGCGCAGGCTACAAAAATCGAGGACATAGACCGCCGCGTGGCTCGTGTGGAGGAAAGCGCGAAAAGCGCCCACCACCGGCTGGACAGGCTCGAAGCACACAACAACTAAAGGAGGAAAAAATATGAAACTCTCAAATAAGGTATACGACATTCTCAAGGCAATCGCCCTGATCTGGCTCCCCGCCATAGGCACCCTCTATTTCGCCCTTGCGGGTATATGGAACCTCCCCTATCCCGAAGAGATAGTTGGCACCATCACCGCCATTGACACGTTCCTCGGCGCGGTGCTGGGCATATCCTCGGCAAACTACAACAAACAGTAGCCCCCGGACGGGATTCCCTTTCAATAGCCCCCCCTTAATTGGGGGGCGTACTTTTATAAAGGAGGTATAGGCTTTTGGAGAAGCGGGCCTCTTTGAAATGGATAAAGCATTGCTTAATTCCCGTTCACGCACGGAATGGGAAGCACTCATACACGAATGGATACATAACGAAAAAGACCGCTGGCTGATAACCCGCCGCCTTTTAGACGGGGTACCATACGACGCTTTGACGGGCGAGTACCAGCTTAAATTTGAAATACCCCTTGAATATGACCAGATACGAAGGCGGTGCAAGGCCGCCGAAAAACAACTGAAAACGCACTGTAAATAGCCGATAAATAGCCGATGGGAGCAATCCTATCGGCTATTTTTTTATGCCAAAATTCAGGTAGAAGGGAGCGTGAAACAGTGTATCCATACCAACCTTATTTTAACCAGCAAACCCAATATCAGCGAACCGAAGTAGTCAAAGTGAACGGCGAGGGCGGCGCAAAGGCGTATCAAATGCCCCCTAATAGCTCCGTTCTTCTGTTGGACGAAACGGCCCCCATAGTGTGGCTTAAAACAACGGACGGGGCGGGGTTCCCCTCTCTCTCGCCTTACAGCATAACCCCGTATAAACCCGCTCCGCCTGTCGATGTGAACGGCCTTGAACAGAGAATAGCCAGATTGGAGGAAATGATAAATGCCAAACCCGATACTACAAATGCTAAGCGGAGGAAATCCGAGGAAACTCAACCCACAAATGATAGCGCAGGCTAAACAGATGATGTCCGTTCCCGGACAAATACAGAAGATAAAGCAGATGATAGGCAACGGCGACCCTAAACAGATGTTTTATGCGGCCTGCAAACAATACGGGATAGACCCCGAGGATATTCTTTCTGAATTAAGATAGACCATTACCCGAAGCGCGCGCGGGATTGGAATATAAATCGAAAGGAACTTTAGAACTATGGATAATATGCCCTCTCTCGCGGATATAGCCGCGGTAACTGATGGCAAGACTGACGGCTTCAACGGAGGCTTCTGGATATTCGCCCTTATCATACTTTTTGCTATGATGGGCGGCGGCTTTGGCGGCTGGAACCGCCAGGGCGAATTTGGACAGTATGCCACTGCTGCGTCTCAGCAGGAGATTCTCTTTGGTCAGCACTTCGGCCAGATCAATGACCGCTTGACTAACATCGGCAACGGTATATGTGATTCCACCTTCGCGCTGAACAACGCTATCACCACCGAAGGCCGGAACCTGTCCAGCCAGCTCGCAAACTGCTGCTGTGAACAGAGGCTCGGTATAGCCAACCTCTCAGCGCAGATGAACCAGAACACCTGCGACATAACCACCGCTATCCACGCCGAGGCCGAGGCCACCCGCTCCCTGATACAGGCGAACGAAATGCAGGCTCTCAGGGACAAAGTGTCCAGCCTTGAGATGGATAACCGCATGTACGGAGTAGTCCGCTATCCCAACGGTTACACCTACAACGCGGGGAACTCTCCCTTCTGTGGTAATAATTGCGGCTGCTGCTGCTAATTCCGGCTATGCCGTGATATATCGGGGCGGCGTATGCTGCCCCTTGATTTTTGAAAGGAGCATAAAAAATGGCTTGTAAAAATGTATGCAAACTCTGCCCCAACCTTATAATCTCCCAGGCAGTTACCTTCACGGCGGGAACCGGGCTGATAATCAACCTCCCGGCAGGCAACTATAACGACAACCAGAAATACTGCATCGTGGTAGCTCAGTCTATCCCGGCGGCTACCACTATAACCGCGCCCGTGTTTGTCACCATAGGCGCCGGCACGGAACAGTACCCGCTGATAGATAGCTGCTGCGCCCAGGTCACAGCCTGCGCCATACGCACCCGCACCAGGTATGCTACCATCGTCAAGACCAACGCTACGGGCGGCAGTTTTAAAATGCTTGGCAAAACTGCTTGCACTCAGGGGCTTGCCAGCATTGACGGAGGCGCAGAGTAATGAGCTTTAAGGAGATCATACGCCTGATATCCGAAAGGCACACCGATATGACAGAGGTGACCGATGCACTCTCTGATATGATGCACACGGTAAAGGACCGTCTGCCGGAGGTGTACAAAGAAACAATGTATTGCCTCGAAGAGATAGCATATCGGATAACTCCCGAAGAGGCGCGGCAGATAGTCAAGGGTATGCGCCCATACGGTCAAAAATGGGACTATGATACCATCAAGGCGTTTCTGGCGACGAAAGGCATAACGGCGGTATGCAAATACTATCTGTGCATGAATATGTACTACAACGACAGCCACGATACCGCCGAAATGGTAGGCAAGGGTGAAGATGCGGAGTTTTATTTCAGCCTTGCGAAAGACTTCATCAACGATATTGACGGCAAGGATTTCAAGGTTGAAAAATATTTCCTTGGGTAGCTGGCAACTTTCTGGCAACCTTTTTTAGAAACCTTATTAAAGGCTGATTTTGAAAAAGGTAGATAAACAGGCACTTTTTACGGAAGAAAAAACCGTTAAAAACCAATAAAAAATAGGTAGCCGCCGGATACCAAACATCAAAAACGCTCGTGTTACACGGGCGTTTTTCTCAGGTATTTAGGGCTTTTTTGATTGCTTGTGCTCATTT